ACCTGCCATTCCAGTAATATTAACCGGTTTAAGGTTATTAGGCCCTATTATACTTAGACATGCTACCAAAGATGCTATTAAAAAAGCAGTAGTAGGCAAAGTAGGCGGCGAAGCAGTCAAGAAAGCAGTTAAAAAGGCTGTGACTAACAGTACTAAAACTGTGGGACCTGCGGCTGGTAAAGTAGCAAAAGAAATTGGCAAGAAAGCAGTTGGTGGCGCAAAAAAGGTGGCACCAGTAGTAGGTAAGGTAGGCAAAGAAATTGGTAAGAAAGCAGTTGGCCCAGCAGTAGGCGGAGCAGTTGTTGTAGGCGGTGTTTCATATTTAGTCGATCAAGTATTTGATAAAATTGAAGAAGCAATACAATTTTTGTCAGACTTATTTGGTGACCTATTTGATATGGAAACACTAAAGAAGATTGCTGATATGTTAGTAAAATACGGTTTACCTATAGCAGGTGTACTTGCTGTAGCATATGGCGGCAAAGTTCTAGTAGATTATATTCGTAGCGAAGGCGACGAACCTGAAGAATACGATGATGAACTAGTTAAAGAAGTAAAGAATCCAGATGGTCATCACCATACAAGTAATGAACCGTTTATCGATCCAGACGGTCCTCAAGATGAAGGAATGATTGGTCAGCCAGATAATTTTTACGATGCTGAAGCAAGAAAGCAGGCATACAATGATTTACAAGATGCGTTAGAACAAAGCAGTAGTGTTGAAGCAGAATATGTCAAAGATGGCAGTTGCCCAGAGTGTCCTAATGTAGAAGATGACGAAGACTGTAATGGGTTTGGCAACTACGGTTGTGACGATGGTATTTTGACATACGATGGTGGCGATGTAAGTTGGAAAGAAATTAAAGATCATGATGAACGTCAAGCACAAAGACAACAAGCCAAAGCAAACTACCCAGGTGATGAAGCAGTTATAGACTTTGCGGCTAGTACAGCCAAGCAATTGAAGAAGAGTGGCCAAGATCCTAGAGATGCTTTAGAGTATGTTAAAAATGAATACCCTAGTATGGGCAGAGCACAAAGAGCCAGTTTAGTTGCTAAAGGAATGAAAAAAGCAGGGTTAACTAGCGAAGGCAAGTCACCACATAAAAAAGGTTCAGCAAAATATAAAAAACATATGGCGGCAATGCATGCCGAGGACGTAAATGAAATGAAAACAGTAAAAACAGCAGTAGGATTGTTTCCTACTAATAATCAAGGTGGCCCACTAAGTGGCGAAGAATATCATGTGTGGACAATGCAAACAGATAAAAACCCACCCAAGGAAAGAATTATCAGTCAACGATACCAAATATACTTACAGGATTTTAAAGATTATGTTAAGACTGAAAGTATACAAGCAGGTGACGAACTAATGATCGAAACAGGCATGGGCGAAGGAGTCATTGCTCCTGTTATACATGTTGTAGGTGAAAATGTGTTAATTGCTTGGGACGAAACTGCTGATAGTTTATTCGAAGAAACAGAAGAAGTAGACGAAGGCGAAAAGCACGGTAACAGCAAAATATACAACAAGTGCTGGAAAGGTTATAGTAAAGTCCCTGGTAAATCAGCAGGCGAAAAAGGTTCTTGTAAAAAGAACGAAGATATAGAAGAAGCATCTTTTGATCAGGATGCGTTTGATAAAGTTTTTAAAAATAGAAACCCTAAAGCCATAGACGACGATTGTCCAGACTGTAATGGCAATGGTTGGATACCAGATGAGCCAGAAAAGGAATGTCCTAAATGTGACGGCGAAGGTAAAGATGACGGATACTTTGGCGGAACAAAGGCATATGAAGAAATTGAAAGAATGAGACATCTAGCAGGTTTAGATGAAGGCGATATTGAAATGTATGCTAAACCAGACCAAGTTAAAAAAGCAGTTCAAGATATTATCAAGAACGGTTTTGCTACATCAGGCAAGTTTATAAACTGGTGTAAAGATAATAACTGTACGTTTACTTTGGATTTAAAAGATCCTAAAAATTTACAAAAAATAGCAATAGCAAAAATAAATTTTGAAAAAGCGACAGGTTACGGTACAGACGGTGAGATACTTAATAGGAAGCCGCCTTTACAGAAAGAGTTAGAGTTAACACCAGGAACACCTAGACAATCAGAGTTTGACTTTGAATCAATTGAAGAAGCAGAATACCAAGGACGCAAAGTCAAGTTGGGCAAACCAACTAGAGGCGATGTTAAGAAGTTTAAAGTTTATGTAAAAGATCCTAAGACAGGAAATGTTAAAAAAGTAAACTTTGGACACGGTGGCAGTAGTGCTAAAAAAGCCGGACAAAAGACTATGAAAATTAAAAAGTCTAATCCAGCAAGACGTAAGAGTTTTAGAGCAAGACATAATTGTGATAATCCAGGACCACGTACAAAGGCACGTTACTGGAGTTGCCGCGCCTGGTAGATGAGAGTCAAAGAACCACAACATCCTGTAGAAGGCGAATATAGTTTAGACCAGTTTGGTGAACTTGTTGTATTTAAAAACGGTAAATGGCAGTATCCAGAATAGGTACTATGGAATATATAAACAAACTATCAATTCAGATAGATCAAAAGCAACTACTCGAAGACGTTGAGCATATACTTGGCTTAACACCACTATGGCCTAACCAACAAATCAGTTTAACTAGTATCACAGGCAACGATGATTGGGAGTGTAGCATAGGCAAAATAGCCAATTTAAACTACCAGGAACACGAGTTTACTGCTATCAATAACAGTATAAAAGACCGTTATATAGGCAGTTTAATCGAAAGTTTAGCACCTAATTACTGTAGATGGCGTATAATGAATAAAGCAAGACGCACATGTTATAGTGTTCATCATGACGGCACAGACCACGTAATGCGCCTACACATACCTGTTGTAACGAACGATCAAAACTTTTTAATGTTCTACACGGATAAGCCTAAAGCAAGTGATACAGGTACTGATATTTCTATTAAACATTATAACTTGGCACCAGGTAATGCGTATCTGATGCGTACTAATTATTTACATTCCGCTGTGAATTTCAGCAATGAAGATAGAATACACATTGTAGCAACGCAGATTTAATCTACTAATACTTCTTTTAATTCGCCTGCTGAGTGCATTTCAGTAATAATATCACAACCGCCTATCAGTTCACCTTTAACAAATAATTGTGGGAATGTAGGCCAATCGCTTACACTTGGTAATGTTGATCTTACTTGTGGATCTTGAAGTATATCAAAATAACTAAATTCTATTTGATACTCTTTTAGTACATTTACTACTTTAGCAGAAAAGCCACATTGTGGTTGATGCGGATCGCCCTTCATAAACAATATAATATTATTGTCCGCAATCATACTTTCTAATTGTTCTTTTACTGTTGACATTACTTACTTGCGTCTACTAGTGCTTTAAATTCTGTAAAGCCACCAATCTTTTCACCATCAACTATAATTTGCGGGAATGTCCTCGCACCTGGAAATGTTTCCATTAGTGTTTCTCTGTCAAAATCCTCGTCTAACATTTTATATGTTAGTTCGTGACCTTCTCTTTCTGCTAATGCCTTTGCTTGAACGCAATATGGACATTGTGGTTTGCTATATATTTCTACTATCATACTTTTATTTATACCTTACAAATGTACATCCATTGGCCTCTTGGATGGCCAAATGAATTATTAAAAATTTTAGTATATCCGGATTCGCTGACTATATCATCCATGACTGTTTTATCATATTGTATATCAACTTTGGAATTACTACGAGTTGTGTCTTCCCTTATAATACCAGACTTTTGAAAATATGTAAAATATACTTTGGTATTTTCGTGGCATACACGTTTAACACTATTAAGACATTTCTTAATATCGTGCTCATCTAAGTGAGACATTAAACTTTGGCACCATATAAAGTCTACTGGCTTATCAACAAAGTCTACATTAAATTCAGAGTTAACTGAAAATTTAGGACTCTTATCAAATACTGTTGACTCCTCAAATATTTCGTTCAAGCCATATTCTATCAATTCAGGCATCCTATCTAAACCATAGTAGTTACCTGCGTGTAAATACGGAACAACTTTTTGTGCTGTTCTACATGCTCCACAACCAACGTCTAAAAATACATGTTCTGGCTGAAGACCTTGTTCTATTAGATAGTTATAATGTGTATCACTATGTATATCAAAATCAGAACGATTGTTTGAACCTATAAACATTATGGCTCCGTTGTTTTCAATTTTCTTGGAATATTCTTGTTGTAATGGAGTGCTTTCAGTCTCGGTCATAGTTGTATTTACACCTCTTAAACTTTTTTATTGTCTAGAAAAGGTATTAACTTACGCCGGATGGATCTTGTACGTCGTCTCTTTCAAAATCAGGATCTACAACACCAACAGTTCCTTGCGAACCGTCTTTGGTCATATCATCTCCTGGTGGAACTGCTTGAGTATTTTCCAAGTAATGTTTAGCATCGCTTATGTATGCTCCTGCTTTTGTAATCTTTGCTTGCCACCAATTAGGGAAATCTGAGTCTGGCAATTCTTTTAACATTTTAGCCAATTCGACTGTATATGTTCCCATTTGATATAACTGTCTTCTAATCATATCACGCTCGTTATCTACATGCCCTACTGCTAGTTTTTCAGCACTTCCGGCATCCTTTTCATTTAGCACGTCTGTATATATGCCTGCTAATTTTTGTAATTGTTTTAAATCTTCTTTGCTTACTTTACTCATATTAAAAGTCCATTGCTGTTTGTTCTGGCTTAGAAGAATATCTTTCTCTTTCTTCTTTCTCTTGCTCTTGTTTCTTTGCTAGACTTATTTGTTTTTGTTTGAAAATATCAATACCCATGCTTTCCATACTGGCTTCAAATGATTTAATCATTTCTTCTTCGGATTTGAAAGGCTCAACTTTATAGTCTGATCTATCTCTCATTGCTTCATCTCGCCATAAACTATAATTAGTATCGTATCCTGCTTCTTCGTCGTAACTGCCGGATTTCCAATTCCAGTCAACTTCTGTTATATTATCGATACCGGCTAAATGACGCATTCTTTGTAAGTCTTCGTCTACTGCTGGTTCGCCATGGTCTTTGTAATCGGCATTATCACATGTATCTTCAGCATGTCTATGAATAATTTCATCTCTGTCGTCGTCCATGTGTAAGTTTAAGTCTCTGCTAATCTCACTCATTTCGTCATCAAGTTCATCCATGGATAAACCACATGCTTTTGCGTATGCTTCTTCGCCACCAGTTTGTAAAGCAGTCATTAGTTTTTCGTGTGCTTCTTCTTCACGACCTTGTTCTGCTTGTGGATCAAAACTTTCTTCTTTAGGATGAACACCTTTTTGGTCACAATGATCGCAACCTTTGCCTCCACATGGCTTACAAGTAATAGCATCGCCTCTGTGGATATCTGACGCATCATAGTCTGGGCCTTCGCCAATTTCTGCTGGTTCTTGATCATTGCTGTTTTCACCAAAGTCTGCGTTAATTTCGTCGTAATCCCATTCGCCTTTGTATTCCATGTCAAATTCTTCTTTAGTCATTTGCATAGCATCTATAATAATATCTTTTAATCTGCCTTCGTTGATGCCATAGTCTGCTCTAATATCGTCTAAATTTAATTCTTCAATTTCTTCTTCTTTTGTAAATGTTTTACCACCTACTGTAAACTTATCACCTTTCTTTTTACCTACTTGAGCACCGCTAAATGCGTTGCCTTCGCCTGTGTATTCTTCTTTTACTAGGCCTTTTGATCTAGCAAACTCTAACATACCATGTAAACCTTCTGATTTTTGTATGGTATCTAAAAACTTTTCTCTTGCTGACTTATCTTGTCCCATTCTAGCACTGGATAGCATTTCCATCATATCTTTAAGTGCTCTTGCTTCACCAACATTAACTTCTATTTCTTCGCCGTCGTCAGTTTTAACTGTGGACAATGGATTCTTAATATCATCACCTTCTTGTGACATATCGTAACTGTCAATTATTTTACCAAGTTGATCGAACATTGGCTTTTCCTTATAACCAGGAACCTCTGAGTAATCGTCATCTTGATCGATGTCGCGTTCCTCTAGTCCTGCCATTCTTCTTAGTTCGTTTAAATCTATATTTTCCATTGTCTTCTCACCTAATTTGTTTCGTATCATATTGAATACTGTTTCATTATATTTATCATATAAATCGACAAATGCCTGCTTTGCATCGTCTATATTTTCCGTTCCTAGCAAAGATCGTATCTGCGACGCACTATTTACGTCATGGCCATTAACTTTAAATGAAGTTGTAGGCACAGTCATTATGTATCCATGCTGTTCCATATTATCAACCTTATCCATACTTGTAAACTTTTGTAAGTATGCTGGCTCACCGTTTTTCTTTAAACTCATGCCACTTGATGGAAAGTTAAAACGCGGATCATCTGACATATCCTTTTCACTAACAGCAAATATCAAGCCATAGTTGTTATTAAATCGGCTTTTGTATTCTTCGCCGTTATATGTTTGTTTTACTTTTAGAATATTGCTTTGCTCTACACCAGTTAAATTCATAATTTTGACCTTTTCATCAAAACTAAATGGTGATTTTCCCGCTTCTACTTTGTCCGATGTAGCAATGAAGACATTTTTAAATTTACTGTTTAGTAAATCAAAGACACCTTTGTGTCCTTTATGAAAAGGATGAAATCTTCCTGGGTATATTACTATTACGTCACTTGCGTTCATAACAGTATTTATCTCTTTTGTTAATCTATTTGGACTATGTCTATTGCTTCTGCTATGCTGTATGGACTTACTTCTGCTACTGGCTCTTTTTGATCTACAATATTAGCATCTCTATACAGTTCGGCACCTTTTTCATTTATTTCTATAAATGGTATTTGTTCTGCTGGCAACTCGTCGTCGCTCCATATTGCCTCAGTTGGACATTCTGGTTCACATAGGGCACAATCAATACACTCGTCTGGATCAATATATAACATATCAGGGCCTTCGTAAAAGCAGTCTACTGGACATACTGTTACACATGCTGTATCTTTACATCCTACACACGGACTACCTACTACAAATGTCATATTAAATTTTAAATTCTTTTGGTTGTTGTAAGTGTAATGATGAATCTGTTACTACACCTGTTATAGTTAAGCAGTATCTAGGCCATAACCCTGCGTTACCTGTGGCATGATATATGCCTTCTTTCCAACAATGTATATCGCCTAATTCGTATTGATGTATAACATCATTGCCTACACTAACATAATGTCCCCACTGCCAATCATTGAGTTGTACTAAGTAACGTATTACTTCAGTGTCGTCACCTACTTTAGCAAAGTTTCTTCTATAGTTATTATAACTGTCTCTGTGCCACGGAACAAATTTTCCGGGAGGTTGTTCTAAAAACATTATTTGCGGATTCCATAATCCACTTCGTTCGGCCATTAAGTGCATTACATGATGTAGATTCTCTCTGGATTGTCTGCCACCTGTATTGTGCGAGGTGTAACCGGCGCGAGTAAGATCATTGTGATAACCTTCCATTATTTCAGCGGCTTCTTTGTTATAAGGCTTGCCCTTAATACTTACTTCGTCATACTTATCGTTGTCGCTTAAGGCGTCTTTGCACGCCCTTACACCGTCTCTAAGCAACGATTCCGGATCAGATACAAACTTACCTACATATTGTACGTCAGGTGTTTTATTAGCAGGATCGTAATGCCAGTCGAAGTTTTCTTTGTTCCATTCCCAATAACTATCCATAATTACTCTGTGTCAAAAAAGAAAGTTTGAAATAACCTTCCGTTATATTTATCAGTACCAAAACCAGGAAGTACACTTCTGTGATACATACTGCCCTTGTATATTACAAGCCTATTGTACACATTGCCAACAAAATTTATTTGTTCCCATTGATCCATATTGTCGTCACCAAGAAAATCTGCATTGTTAAAATCACTAGGCGAATTAGCAATGCCGTCCCATTGATATATTCCTGTTGGTTTATGTCTGTATATAGCAGTACCTGATTCTACAGGAGCATCAGGTGTTAAGTACAGTACTGCCGCCCACATAGTTTCATCATGGTGTATCCAGGTACTTGACTCGTTTGTTGTTATTTGATATGCTGTATTATATTCTTTTGGCCAATATGTAATTTTATAATTCATTATGCTTTCAAAGAATGATTTTAGATACGCATGTTGGCTATCGTTTTCAGGACCTGTTCTGTATCCTGGGTAGTTACCCTCTGTGACATATTCTTGATCTAATGCGTATTCTCGTACTTGATCTACGTTGTCGTAAAAGTTATCAAATACTATTAAGTTTTTATCCATGCTGTATTCCTTACTAGGTCCTCGCCCATATTACCCCACATTCTGCCTGCTCTAGGACCGCCATTTGCTTTGCCGTCACTTTCGCCGGGTATCTTAATCCAAAGAAACGCATCGCATTTTTCTAATCCTGTGTCGCATGTTGGGGGTGTACCTAATGCTCTGCCAGGTGGATTACACCATTCGTTGCCGTGTGGCCCGTTGCCATTACGACTAGTGTCTACAACGTAATAGTCATTGTTTCTAAGTTCGCATATTTTATTTGCCCACTTACATGACTCTATTGTTGTTCTATAATTACTTACATTAACACTAAAGCCTCTTACTTTAGTATTGGTAACCTTATTAAGGTAATTAGCAACTTCTTCAGGACTCAACCAGTTGCTATGCCCTACATCAACATACACTAATGCGTTTGTTTCTGTTAGTATAGCAAGTGCTTTCTTAATTAGTTGTATTCTATCCGTTGCTTCTGCTTCACTAAGATGTGTTAAATGAGGTATTGCGTCTGGTTCAAATATAACAATTGGTGCGTGATTATCTAACCCTAACGCAAAGTCTTGTACAAATTGTAAGTATTCTTCTTGAGTTTTAGCACCACCTTTGCTGTATTGGCCTATGTCTCTGTTAGGCATATTATACACAACCATTACTGGCAGTTTGTCGCCACTTCGTTTAAACAGTCTGTGTAAACTTTTGTGTAAATTTTTTATAGGTTTAGCACTACGATTGCCGTACCAGAGACTAAGTGGATATTTAAATATTTCTTTTGTTAATGGATATTGTTCTTGATAGTCTTTTACACGATTCCAATCAAAGACCCAGAATGGATACTTCATACACGTCTAACACTTCTTTTCATGTTAGCATATTTTTTAACAAGTTTATCTCTTTTCTTTATTGCTCTTTGTAGTTTGAAATCGCTTATATAAGATAGATTAAGAACACCGTGTAAATGATCCGTTTCGTGTTGAAAGCATCTAGAATCCATGCCTTCCAATTCCAGTATTTGTTCTTCGCCTTTTCTATCTTGGAAAGATACTTGTACTGCTTCTGGTCGCGAAACATGAAAAAATAAACCCGGAAATGTTAAACAACCTTCTTCTAAACTTGTTGTTTCTTCTGATTGGAATAAAATTTTAGGATTGTAAACAGCAATATTGCCTAATGTGCTGTGACTCATTACAAACATTTTTACAGGGTTGCCTAGTTGAGGAGCGGCAAGTCCTAGACCCATTCTGTCTCTCATTAATTGAAACATTTCTTGTTCAACTGTTTGCCAAACAATGTCAGTTTCTAATGGATCAATATCTGCTGGGTTATGTAGTGCTGGATGTTTTGGTTCAACTAATGTGTTGTTCCATAGTGTTGCGTATTCCATTATCTTTTCCAAGTAAGTGTGTTATTAGACAATGTAATGCTGGGCACGTTCTCGTATTCGTCACCGTAATCACTCCAATACCATGGATCTAAATGATATATGTATGCTTCGCCTTCTGTGGTATTAACTTTATCTCTGTGATAAAAGTTTGCTTCTTTGTCTTTCTGATGGCCTTCGATAGCATCGCATAAGTCTAAAAAGTCTTCACCGCCTTCCCAAACTTCGCCTAGTATATCATGTGTGCCGTTTACTACTACACCTGGAAATGCTCCTAGATCTATCATATTAAATTTACTGCCGATAGTTTTAGCAATTCCTAACTTTGTCTTTTCAACATCAGCAAATTGGGGACTATCTAATCCTCGTGTAGAGTTACCTGATTTCAGTGTACCGTATACAAATATTTTTATAGTTTCTTCCATAGTGCCCTTATTATACTACTATTTATAGTATATGTCAACTATTATTTCTGATGTTTAGGAAGTTTTGCTTCAACAAACATCTCATGTATTCGCTTGACAGGATTGTACTTTTTCATTTTAAGTTTCCTGTTTTCTTGTATCAATGTTTTTGTCTTAACTGCAGTGTAGTGATATGTATGACTATCACGTGTTTCACTTTCTGGTATTAAATATACTGTAACGTTCTTTTTTTTGCCTTTTGTTGCCATACTACTATTTATAAACCAGAGCCTAATCCCACTGATTCATCACGTATTTGCTTCCAATCTTCAAAAGGGTCTACGTCACCTGATTTAACTTTACCAAAGTATTCGCTTGTTTCTGTTTGACCAATCCTATCGCAATACCATGCTATTTTATGAATAATAGCATCTCTTGTCTTGATCATATTTTCATTCATTAAGTCATTTGGATCTGTTGGATTGCCTTCTGCGTATTCTCTACTTCTAAATATTCCGTCATCGTTATTTCCAGTAAGATCGAATCTGTCATGATATACATCTACAGGTATATCTTTAATAATACCTAATGGTTTAGCAATTAGGTTTAGCCACGCATCATTTTGTGCGTTTAAACTAAAGTTACCTATTAATCTACACCAGTCTGTTGGGATGACAGGAAACAATGCGTATGGGTGCGTATGGTTAGTTTGATTAAATTTCAGTAAAGCAAACTCGTTATCAAATTTGCCTATTTCTAAATCCCAATCCTTTGTTTCCATAATAGCATCGTCATTCCATAACATTAGCCATTCGCCGTTTGCTTGGCCCCATAACTGATTCATATATTGATGAAGGTTTTTATAACCCAGTCTGTCAAACAGTACTGCTTGTACATCTACATTATATTCGTCTTGTAATTTATTTTGGAACTCGTCGGTTTGAACAAAGTCCAATGTTGCTGTGTCATCATTATCAATGCCTAGCATAATTTCGACATTTTCTGAATCACTTACATTCGTCATTAAACTGTCTATACTTTTTTCAAGTAATTCAGGACGTTCTCTTGTTGCTAATAGTATACTTATTTTTTTCATTTCTTTTTACTTAGTTGAATTTTATTTTGTTGTTGCTGTGGCTGTGTTTTTACTTTGTCCGATGCTCCTATAACAAACGGTCTTTGATCTGGGGAAACATAGGTACTAGAAGTTGATTCACCTGTTAGCATTTTCCTTACGTTACCTCTAAAGGTATAGTGCCCTACATGGTTGAGTGCTACCCTAGGATCTAACCAAATATCACCACCAATCTGTTGCCAACGTCTACAGAATGTATAATCTTCTGACAAGTAACGTCTGCTTTCTGGATCAATAATACAGTCAAATAAGGCATACATAAATGGCTCAAACTTGTTATCAATGTTTAAATCATTTGCGTATTTTGTTTCAGGAAATTTATCAAACATTTCTTGTATGACATTTTTCTTAATCATCATAAATCCTGTGCCAGCATCAAGCAGTTTTATTAAGTTATCTTGTATTTGTACATTAGGAATTTTATTGCCTTCTTCGTCTTCTGGATAATCAAAGTTTGTTACATAGTTTGAACTATGCCCTTCGATTGTTTCAGGTGTTTCGTTTAAATTAGGCGACCTTGCGGCATTTAATATACTATCCCAGTTAAGTGCCTTTTTAGGATATGCGCCTGTAATTACTGGCTTGTCGTATGCTAACATTCTTAGCACATCTTCTGGCTGATATTCAATATCCGCATCAATGAAGAACAAGTGTGTTGCTTTTTCATTCTCCATAAAGAAACTAACTAGTGTGTTTCTTCCTCTAGTAATAAGACTTTCGTTTGCCAGTGTACTTAGTGTAAACTCTACATTAAATCTATTCATTAATAAAATTAATCTAACTAAACTTCTTAAGTATGGTTCTGCTACTTGCCCACCATAGCATGGTGTAGCAATAAATAAATGCTTACCTTGAAATGCTTCTACTGGTATTTCGACTTTTCTATCTAGTAAACTAAACAGTATTTCTTCTGCTTGAATTTGTTCAGGTGTTAAGTTTGCCTGTGCCATAACTGCTGTTGGTTCTAAGTTATTTGTTTCAGCAGATTCTTTAGGACCTGAGTATTTTTTATTTCTTGGTTTTTTATTCCGTGCCATCTGTGTTCCTGTTAGTAGTGTGTATGTTTATTTATATAAATGGAGCCACCGGTCAGATTCGAACTGACGACCTACTGATTACAAATCAGTTACTCTACCGGACTGAGTTACGGTGGCTTTACTAGATATTATTTACTAAATGAGTGAGTGATTACTCGGGTCTTTTGGATACAAACTTATTGAGTTTTTCTGCTTCCTCAATAACTTCTTCTGCCGTTGGCATGTACTCTGCTTTAGAGGCTTTTGCTTGAAGGATTAACCTTGCTTCTTGAATTAATTCTAACCGAATTTCGTATGGTGTTTTACTGCTCATATTTTTTTATTTACTATATGTTTTATACACAATCATTCAGTGTATTCGTTACATGTATTTACCTTATCTGTCAGATAAATCTTCTTTATACTTTTGCTTACGAGGTAGAGTTTTTGTACGGTCGCGTTGGACTTTATGACCATATGGAGTATCACGTGTGAACAACTCTTTCGCATAGCGAACTTTGGGTTGTTGAATTGATCTGGGTTTTTGCCTTTTCATAATAGTATTTATTATACACTGATAATTAAACTTGTCAAGAGTAATAAACTAGTTATACTGCCTAAGAAAAATAATGCTACTAAAAAGGCAAACCATATTATTGATATTGGTTTTATTTCAAACTTGCCTTCGCTCTTTTTGCCAACGCCAAGCACGGCCTTTAATGCGCCTTTAATCAAAATATATATGAGTTAACTAACATAACTGCTAACATCATACCAAATACTACAACTTGTATGACTGCCGGAATAACTACAAACATCTGCATTACATCAAAGTCTCCTTTCATAAAATAGTCAGTTTCAAACCACTCTGCTTGTTCTTCAGGTGTTGCGTCTCTTACTTGTAAGGTATTGGTGTCCATGGTAGTATCCAGTATTTAAAAATTATTTTTCGTAAACGGTTAAGAGTCATTCTTTGGTTCCAAATAATAAGGGGTGTGATTCACATCTCGTAAGCCACGCAAAATACCTGCTACATTATCAGTTTGTGCGGCAAATAGCAAAATCATATAGCATAGTGTGTATTTCACTATGGTGTAACACCAAAGATGCTAACTATAAAAATTGCTGTAAGCAATGTTATTTCAATTTGTGATTTGAGTTTTTGTACTCTTGGGTCGTTCATTGTTGTCTGCTGTTATGCCCAAAAGTTGGATAACGCAACATACAACCTAGTATGTCATACAGATTAATCTAAAATGTGGGCAAAAATAATATAAAAGTAAGTTATATCCTTTTATACAGTCTATTTATAATATATTTAATTTAAGTAGGGGTTTTAGGAGGTTTTGAGAATAGCAATATCTTTTGGATTATTACAATGCTCATGTGGACACACAACACCAGACGGTGTTGGTAATTCAAACTGGTCAGTGAACACGTTGCCATATGTTTTTGCGCCACACCAACTGCTAACAATGTTGCCACGCATGTCAATATTAAACCCACGTTCGCCAATATGGCAGGTCATGCCTTTAAACTTATTCATGCCTTGATTCATTATTTGATCTGGTTCCATATACTGTATACTATTATCGCTCGACATAACTGTAAACAAAAATTCCCCTTGATTGTCTTTAGGGGGAGTATGGATTATAGGTGGTTGATGGGGCGGAGGCGCAGGATCTATTTCCCATGCTGGTAGATTTATTATTCGCCAATCGTTGCCGTCATAATTGTAAAAAGGATCTTGCTTACTGCCAGGGCCTAGTAACTTTTTGTACATAGTTTTTATATCAATATTAACACCGTAGTAGTCTTGTACTTTATTGTTTCTGTATACTTCTCTTAATCTTTTTTGTAATATTTCGATATCAGGTAAACTGTCTTTTACTCCTGCTAAGTGATAACTTGCTGGAACTGTATCACTAATTTCGTCAGCCATAGCAATTAAATCATCTTCATGCATACTGTTAATATGAAAACTAATAATTAAGTCATCTATATAATGCTTTGCTTTGTTCCACCAGTTGCGTGATCTACTACCGTTAGTAAACACAATACTTCTGCCGTTATGCTCTTTTATTTTTTGTAGTATATCTAAGAAGCCTGGAATAGTTGTTACTTCACCGCCAATTAGTTCAAAGTTTACTGTTTTGTTTTGTTTAGTATAATGTGTACATATTTTATCTATAACATCTAAATATACATCGGTGTTTTGCCAACCTAAACTTCCGTCATGTAATTGCTTTGGACAGTATTCACAATCAAAGTTACAAAAATTACCCATACTCCATTGTATGGTAATATCATTTGGTTCTTCGTTGCTTCTAGGTCCATGGACTTTAACTATTGACATTGATTCTCTTTTCAACATATATGTTTGGACCAAATTCCATGCCCTCATCAAAATAATCACCTACTGTTACAAACCCAAATTTAGTGTATGCCGGTAAAGCACTTTTACGAGGTATACTCCATATCATATTACATTCCTCTAGTATTGCTTGATGCTCAGTCATTGTAAAAAGTATCTGTGCTACGCCGTGTTTTCTATATGACGGATCAACCCATATACCTCTGCTTCTATATTGTGCGTCTGTAGTACGATGTCCGCTATTCACACCTACTAATTTATTATCTATGTATGTTCCCCAAAATATAGGCGTGTATTCAAATATACTCATATCGTATTGATTAGGATTATTTTCAAATGGCCACGTCATAGCACTATGTGGTTCTATGGCACTTACTCTTTTAGGCCATAGTTCTGCTTTCCATATTGTACAAATTTCGTCAAATGTTATTTTTGTTGTTATCACAGTAGTATTTATTTTTTACAGTCAAAAAAATAGGCTGTTCCCAGCCTACTTTTTATATTAATATTCTATTTACTTTAATTGGAAACCACCAAATGCGGCTTGCATTCCTTTAACATAATCAATTTCTTCTGTATCACTACCGTCTACAACAAAGTACGACTCTTTGGCATCGTCTCTCATATCGTCTGTAATTTCAGATCCTGTAAAGAAACTATAACTAAAGTGTCTGTTATATTCAGTGTTATCGCTCTTGGTTGCTGTTAAAATAAAGTTATATGTCTTATCTTCTGTTATGGTTGCTGTTACACTTGTATTGGCAGTTAATGCCCAACCATCACTGGCATTACCTGTAATTTGTAATGCTGGTGGTAAAGCGGCAAAGTCTGAACTAGCAATGCCTGTAACTGTATTTGCTACATCTAAAGAAAGATTAACTGAACCTGCGCCACTGATTAGTGTTTCGCCTAATGAGCCTGCGTTAGTATTCCAAACTGTTGCGTAATATTCGTTTTCTAAATAAACAATGTTATTTGGAGTTGTGCTATATAAAGTTGGATCCTGGAATAACATACCTGTTAGTGATTGTGATATTACAAAGTCTTTAACTTCATTTGATCTATGTCCTTCATTTCTTTGAATTGCTACAGCGGCAATACCGCCTACTATTGCTGTTGAACAACTAGTACCTGACGCACTTACTACAAGATTGGCTTCTGCTACGCCATCATATCCGCCACCTTCGTTTCTATTGTGGATTGTTGCTACATTAACTCCAACACCTGGAGCAAATACATCAACTTCTTCACCACCATTTGTTTGTAAGCCTGTGCCTTGTTCAACTACTGTACCAGCATCATTTGAGAAAGTTGGAACGTTATCTGAGGCATCACTTGCCCCTACTGTTAATATACTGTTAAGTCCACCTGGTGAAAAATTATCAACATCGCCACCGGCATTACCTGCCGCGGCAACTATTGTAAAACGTCTTTTCCACATGTAAGTAACTAGTCTATCTAGTGCTTCTGATTTAGGAAAAGTAAATGCCATAACTATAACTGCTGTTCTGTAAGTACCATTAGTGTCTAATGCTGAATTCTGATTTCTGTGAGTCATAATTGAGTTTAAGCCGTGTGCTACTGCTGAAATATCAGCAGATCCGTCTGCGCCACTAACTTTTGCTACACCAAGTTTGGCATGTCTGGCAACACCTAGTGTTTCGCCTACTACTAAACTTGCCATTGCTGTTCCGTGTCCGTGATCATCTGCTACAGTAAATAATGTTGTATCATTGCCAGCGGCCATGTAGTCGTTAAAAGACCCATGTTCTGGATTATGAACTCTTTGTACTATAGCATTTGCAAATTCTGGGTGATCTACATCACATCCACTATCTACTACATATACTGTTGCGTTATCACCTTCAAAGACAGGATCGAATGTTGTTCTAAGAGGAAGATTTCTTGTAACTACTCGTTGTTTATGCCATTCAGTTGTGCTTTCGCTGATAGCAAGAGTTGATACATTTGAACCTGCTCCTACTAATTCTGTTGCTACTACATTTGCTATGCCGGTGATAGAACCGATACTAGCATCGTCTATAGTTAATTCGTAAAATCCAGCATCAATGTGCGGAAACGTATTAACAATAGTCGCGCCTGCGTCTACTAGTTGTTGTTTTTGTATTACTGGGTCAAAGTCAGCGGTTGCAAAATCGTCATCGATTATGTGATTTTTCATTGATACAAAATAGTTTTTGTCTGCCATATTATTCTTCCTTCAATATATAATTTACGATCTGGTTTGCTTCATTGTCAAAAACTGTAACCGATCGGGACATTGTTTCTCTAAAATACTTGTCAAACTCTTGGAGTAACATGTCTTTACCTAAGTATTTATCTGAATAGAACTTTTTGATACCCTCAAAGCCAGTATATTTAGTTCTAGGTAAAGCGAACAAGTTGTTTGGTGTGTATATGTGATTTACTTTAAAGTTGTATTTATCTTTTTTAAATGATCTAAAGTTTTTAGGATTATCTACTTGGTTAAAGCCATGTGCCATTATACCGTCTCGGTATTGCCACACATTATAATCCAATAATTCTGTGAATGTGACTGCTGTATGATTAATCATATTATTAGTAAATGTTAACGCCATGTCAGTAGTACAATTATAAAAATCTGAGATAGAGTTATCGTTGCGTTTATTTAACACTTTATCAAATACCCATAATGACGTAGGCTTTGTCATAAAATCTATATCGTTAAGCAAGTCGTTATTATAACTAAAATCACTTAAAACAGATTCTAGGTCTGTGGAGTATTTCCTAGCATTATACAATAAGTTTGTAAATATTTTTTGATGTCCAGAGTATAATATGTTGCCGTCAATCTGATCAAACGCATACAAAATAGGCGAAAATTGTGGACTTACACATTGATATTCACGAGCATATTTCATACACTTACCTGAATTAAAAAAATCTATTATATCAATATCAATTATAGTCGGGGTTATGTTTTGTTTCTTACAATAGTCAAATGCGTATTTTATATCATAATCATTTAGCACTTTATCTTGATGTGTGTATGTTACAATTATAGGTGTGAATCTGATATTACCTTTTATTAGTATGTTGGCAATATTTTCGCTATCAACACCACCACTTAGAAATAAATTATAATTGTTTTCTTGTAAATATTCTCGTAGATGTAACTCGACATAGTCTACTACATTGTTTTCGATGTTGGGATTAGTGGGTATAGTTGTAGTTGTATATGGTAGCGAAATATCTGCTGTTAGATGCGACAGTCGTTCACCAAAAGGATTTTGTCTAAATTGAGAAATTAATTGTCCACGAAAGTCATACGCATTTTTAATTTCTAGGTCTTGTGTAATTGGAGTAGAGTATAACTTTGATTCTTTAGTTATGCCTACTGTGGCTGTTGGAATCATCCAATATTAACTCTGACGGCTCCACCTGTTAGTTCATGGCCGCATGTAGCAGGATCACCTGCTCTTGCCGCCGGCTTGCCGTCTATTGTGACTTTATCAGAGCCTGTTGCTATTGTAACTTTGGCGTGTGGTGACTTACCATGTGCTTGTATAGGGTCGCCTTCACGGGCGGCGGCCATACCTTCAATCTTGACTCGTTCAGTTCCCTCCATAACAGGGCCTCCTGCGATTGACATACTTTTTGTGGCGGCTATTGGCATAATAGTATTTATGCCTTTGCTAGGGTTATTCCGGTAGTGCCTTCGATGTACTGATCAGCAAGATCTTTTAATGTGTCCATAGTACAAAATACTTGTTCGATAGAAATAGTAATTGGCTTGGCGGCATCTGCACTAAATAACCATGGCATTAGTCCTAGTCCTTGTGGAGTAATACTTACAGCCATTGGTTTTTCAAACGTAATACCTTTATCGTCTTGACTAACAAAACGTGTAATAATTTCAGTATCGCTGATTAATTTAATAGTGACAATATCGCCTTTGGCGTGTGGTTTTTGTATTAACATGTGTTTCCTCTGTGTATGTGAATATTTATATTAAAGTGAGAATCCGCTAAAGGATTCTTTGTCGACGTCTTGCTTTGTACCACCAATAACATAACTGCTAATTTCAGTTTCTTGTGGTGCTACTTGCACTTCACCACCTGTGATCCATGCCTGAGTCCATGGTAATGGATTTGTACCAGTGTTAAATATTTTTTCTTGTCCTACGGCGTGCATCCTTTTGCCAGCAATAAATTCTACATACTGTTTAAGCAGTTCTGCGTTTAGTCCAATAATGCTACCGTCTTTGAATAAGTAATCTGCCCAATTCTTTTCTTGCTCTACAGCATCTAAAAATAGTTTTGTACAATCGTCATATGTCTCTTCGCGAATCTTCTCAAAGTCTTTGTCTTCACGTGGTAAAAGTTTCAGCATTTGTTGTGTACTTGCTAAGTGGACGTTTTCATCTCTAGCAATCAGTTTGATAATTTTAGCATTACCCTCCATTTTCTTAAGTTCAGCAAATGCCCAACTACAAGCAAAGGATACATAAAAACGTACACCTTCTAATATGTTTACACTCATCAAGCACATCCAAATACGTTTTTTGTGTTCGTATTCGTTGTACTTAGCACTACCTGAATCCCTTAATCTGTTATATTCAATTAACGAATTATAATATTCTGTAATACTGTCTGAGCAGTCTACAATCTCGTTTACGCTCATCATCTCATCAAAAACTTTGCTCGGGTCAGGATATACGTTTCTTATGATATGTGTATAACTTTTACTGTGAATAGTTTCACTGAATGCCCATGTCTCGATCCAGGTTTCTAATTCTGGTAGACTTACTATAGGCAAGAAAGCAAGATTAGGTGAACGACCTTGTACACTATCAAGTAGTATTTGTCGCTTCAAGTTGCTGGTAAAGATATGTTGTTCAAAGTCTGTTAAGTCTTTAAAGTCTTTGCTATCTTTGGTAATGTCGACTTCTTCTGGTCTCCAAAAGAACCCTAATTGTTTTTCTGTAAGTTTATCAAACTGTCTATATTTAAGAACATCAAATCGCTGAATGCCCATGTCTCCTGATAAAAACATTTTACTCTTGTCAGTATATTTTGATTTAGTATTAAGTACGCTCATTTATATTTTACAACTCTCACAGTCTTCGTCATCGATCTCCCCCAATGGTAGATCTTCTAGTTTATCATCTTTGTTAATGTCAATCTCACCTTGTCCGTCATATGTATTATTATAGTATAACTGTTTACCACCATACTTATAAAACATTAAGAGATCCTGAATCAGTACGCTCATTGGAATCTTTTCATCTTCGTAGTGTTCTGGATTGTATGATGTATTTACTGAAATGCCTTGGTCAATGTACTTTTGTAGAACAGCCATAATCTTTAAATAGCCTTCTGGTGACTTCTGATCCCACAATAGATCATACTTGTTTTTATAGTACGGAAAGCCTGGTACAACTTGTTTTAGTACACCGTGTTTACTTTGCTTGATACTAATGTATCCACGCGGTGGCTCGATTCCATTCGTGCTGTTACTTATCTGTGCAGACGTTTCTGCTGGCATTAATGCCATTAATGTACTGTTTCTAATACCGTGCTCTTTAAGATTCTTTCTTAGTTCTTTCCAGTTTTGTCTTTCTTTATGTTTGACTAATTCATCAACTTCTTTTTTATATGTTTGGTTAGGCGTAATACCGTGTCCGTATTTTGTTTCCATAGTCTTAGGACAAGCACCTTTTTCCATTGCTAGTTTGTTACTGGCTTTGATTAAACTGTAACTCCATGCTTCTGCCCACTCATCAATTAATTCTAAGTTTGGCTCTTGATATGTCATGTCGTGTTTGACCATCCAATAAGCAAAGTTAATAATACCTATACCAAGAGGGCGTCTATTCATTGTGCTAAGTTCTGCCGCTAACACAGGATATTGCTGATAGTCTAATAATTCATCTAGGCCTCTCACTGCTAACTTACATACTTTAGCCATCTCATCGAAGTCTTTAATAATACCCCAGTTTACAGCACTTAATGTACATAAACTAATTTCGCCTTCTTCATCATTAATATGAGTAAGTGGTTTAGTTGGTAAATTAATTTCACAACATAAATTACTTTGTCTAATAGGTGCTACCTCTTCTACAAATGCTCCATGTGTATTAGCATGATCGACATTCATTAAGTATATTCTACCTGTGTCTTTTCTTTCTTGTACAAAGTTACTAAACAGTTCAATAGCAGGAATAGTTTTCTTGCGAATAGATGTCTTTCGTTCTGCTTGTTCGTATAACTCTTTAAACTTGTCTTGGTCTACAAAGAATGAATCGTATAACCCTGGTACATCTTTAGGTGAGAACAACGTAATGTTACCGCCTGTAATAAGTCTTTCGTACATCAGTTTGTTAAACTGTACACCATAATCCATATGACGTACTCTATTATCTTCTGTACCTTTATTATTTTTTAGTACAAGCATATCTTCAACTTCTAAATGCCAAATAGGATAGTATAGTGTTGCCGCACCACCACGTACTCCACCTTGTGAGCATGACTTAACTGCTGATTGGAATAGTTTATAGAAGGGGATAACTCCTGTGTGAGTTGCGTCTCCACTCCTAATAGGTGAACCAATTGCTCTAATATTACCGGCACCTATGCCTATGCCTGCCTTTTGACTTACATACTTAACTACAGCACTAGACGTTGCGTTAATGCTATCCAAACTGTCATCAGTCTCAATAAGCACACAACTACTAAATTGTCTCTGTGGTGTCCTTACACCTGCCATA